CAATCAATAAACTCTTTCTGGTCAGAACTAATACTTGTGCCAATTTCCCAAATTTTGATGTATTTGATTAATTCGTCTGCATCAATCAGTCTGCTCATATTCTATTCTCCTAACTGTTTTAAAATTTCTTTTGCAATTTTATTACTTTCCTGCATGGAAACTCCCCATCCATTATATTTTCTGTGGCATTCATCACAGTTCCATTCACCATTATCACTTTCTTTAATTTCGCTATTGAATCTGCAATTATCGCAATACATATGATCGAGAGTGTCGTAAATGATGCTTGCAATATCGTCTTGTTTGCTATTAGCATCGTCTACGTGTTTCTGCTTAGTTAAATATTCAAACGCTCTCAGCTCATTTTTCCCGACCCATTTAATCCATGCACCGCAATCCCCGCAATACAATCCCGTATTATTCCCAACTTTCTTGACAAAAAGGTTTTTACTATTGCACTTTGGACATTTATATTCTTTCATTTATTTTTCCTCCCATACTCCCAATAACCGCATTCTCTCATACAGTACAGCGACAGTCTTGCGTCTGTATCCATAAAAGTCTTTTGGGTTCATCGGGATATATCTTTCTTTGCTGATTTTCCTGTAACTTTTCCGGTGTAGGATATTCTCAATTACCATATCCGCTATCACCGTGTTTTTCGGGCAAGCTGACAAGGCGGCACTGGTAAGCAGGTATCCGTACTCTGCCGGGAAGTCTTTCAGCATCGTATTCAGTTTTTCAACGTCCTCTGCCGGAATACCGTAGTCTTTCAGTTTTTTATTCCTTGTCAGCATACCGTTCTCCTTTCTATTCCCCGAGTAAGCAACGCCATCCCATATCTCTTCTTGTACTTATTACTCCACCTGAAGCTTCGACATCGAGTAAAGATTCAAATACAATTAAAACTTCCTTGTTCTGGCTTCTGATCAACATTTTGTGTCCTCCTTATCGTTCACTCTTCGATTCCACTGTTCTACAGCTTCTTCCTCTGTTTCTCTCCAGCGTTCAACCATTCCATCACATTCTACGCAAGCTACAAGATATTCTTTTCTTGAATCGTTGTATTCATTAATCAGCATTTCTGCTTTTCCTCCGCAAAACGGACACGGTTTCAATGGTTTTATTTTATCCATTTTTCCTCCTTATTTTCTCACATAATTCAAAATATTCTTCCCATGTTTCTGGCAGTTTGGTACAATCTGGCTCATAAGGTTTTGGATATACTGTATATCCACACTTCGGACATTTAATTTGTGGTGGAAAGTCTCTACTCCATTCCATGTTTCCGCCACATTTCCTACAACGAATGTATCTCTCTACTTTCTTTGGTTTCGTTTTGAAGAATGAAGTGTAATTATTTTTTTTCATTTCTACCCTCACTTTCCCCATGTAAGCAACTGGCACGCTATTAATTTAGATTTACGTTCATTTTTCTTGCCATGGCTTCTATAACTGTCACTGTTACGCCGTTTCCTGCCTGTTTGTATAACTGGCTGTCGGAATTTACGAACTGCGCTTTTTCAAAATAATCATCGGACCAACCTTGCAGCCGAAAACATTCTTTCGGTGTCAGCTTTCTGATTGCTATGTAACACTGATATTTTTCATACCAGACTGCATATACAATTAACTCATCAGAAACTTTCACAAATATGCCTTGATTGCAGCTTGTATCTAGCGTATTGGCAACTTCTTTTCCGTATTCTGTGCGAACGTTACGCAATACTCCGAGCGGATCAATTGCAACCCCGTGTCTATCCTGAGATGTTAATGTGAACATTGGCTCTCTATCATCTTTAAACCGTCTGCCATTCTGACGTTTTTCTACGCGATCTGGAGTGAGAACTGGAATTGCAATCTTATTCCCCTCGCCTTTGTTTGTTGTTAAAGTTGGATTTAATCCGTTAGAATCATACACGTTCCCATTCATTCCTTTCCCTGACGGATTCACATTACATACAACTCCAACACTTCTAGGTTCTTTGTAATCTCTACTTGTTAGCGTAGGACAGATATTTTCATATACTCTTACTTTTCCATCTTGACCAATATAACTTGTATCAAATAATATGGATACTTTGGGTTCTGTGTTTCCTCCCGGCTTCGTACTGATTGTTGGTGCCAACCCATCGTCACTATAAACTCTGTCTCGCTGTGAATTTCTACCATTAAGACAACCAAAAAGATTTAACGAAACACTATTTTTTCCGTCTGCTCCTTCGACAGGAAATACTTCTGCGGAGCTTCTACCTCTAAGATGTCCGATAATAAAACATCTTTCCCGGTTCTGTGGCACTCCGAAATCTTTGGAGTTGAGCACCTGCCATTCTGCATCATACCCCCCCTGCTCCATTTCAATGAGCAATCGGGCGAAATCCCATCCTCCATTAACACTAAGCAGATTTTTAACGTTCTCAATGAAAAGGTAAGCGGGTTTATCTTCTTCTTTGAGTTGTCCGATAAGGTACATAACTCTGAAAAACAGGCTTGAGCGGTTTCCTTGAAATCCGGCTTGCTTTCCTGCAACGGATATGTCTTGGCAAGGGAATCCGAAGCACCAACAGTCGGCTTTTGGAATGTCTTCGACATACACTCTTCTAATGTCATTTGCGTACCATTCTCCATTTCTGTATTCCTCCTTTAATATTTCTTTCTGTCTTTTCTTGATAGGAATATCTTTCAATGCCTTTCGCTGCTCATCTGTCAGTAAGTGCATTGAGATGTAACTCGCAGTAGCAAATTTATCAAATTCGCAAAAACCAACGCATTCATGCCCCGCTAATTCCATTCCCCTGCGAAATCCTCCGATTCCTGCGAAAAAATCTATAAATTTCATTTTAAACTCCCATCTTCTTAACCAGATTCTTATTCAATTTCATTCAACATCATTCTTAATTTTCCGTAACACGGGCAAATCCTTGTGTTATCGAAAATATCTCGCAGCAACACACAATGCGGATAAATCGCATCGACCTCATAAATGTGTTCCACTTTTTCATCTCCGCGTTCTGTGTACTTGATACGGTTTCCTTTGCGGATCCCGTACCTTTCTGCCAGATACACTCTCAATTCTTGAATCGTTATAGAATTATTCCTCATCTGAACATCTACTCTCATTTCTTCTCCTAAAAACCGATTTTATCTTTACCATCGAGGATTTCTTCATCCTCATCGTCAAAATCGAAATCTGATGTTTCTTCTACATCAGTTACTTTCCATTTCGACATGTTCTTTCCTCGTTCGACCAGTTCTGCCCTCTGCTCTTCTGTCAGTTTTCTCGGGGCTCGTAAATTTGGCACGTATTTTCTCGGAACATGAGCGAAAATCGAGCCATCTTTGTTGATTGCGATAATCTTCACATCTTCCGGGTTTTCTTCTTTCAGTTTAAGCGTCCGATTCTTTAAAGTACTTCCGTTGTACGCCGATATCTCAGCATAATCACTTCCACGTATCCATGCGATACTACATTCATTGCAATTCTCTGCCATTATTTTCCCTCCACTTTTAATATTTTTCTCAACTTCGATGTGAGTAAGTCAAACTGTGCAAGCATGTCTTTGTCCTTGTGCTTTCTAACAGTGATATCGTCTTCCGAATCATCCAGGTAATATTCACCATTGATAGGTTCTCTGTAGTCTATTTTTGATTTGAAGCCCCACCCGGAAAGGCTGAACATCTCAACGGCTTCTTTCCGGGTAAGCGTATCTACGAACATCCCATCTAAGGTGTACAGATCGTAAAGCTTCATCTTTCGTTCTTTCTTACCAGCCGGTATTTTCTGTGAGAATTGCTCCCCGAAAATTCAATCAGTCCATCATCCGCAAACTGACGTAAATGTCTCTGAACTGCACTGGGGCTTAAGTCCAATTCCTCAGCTATCGTTTTAACCTGTGGCATTTTGCCTTTGCGTTTTTCGTATTTTACGATGAAATAATAAATATCTTTACGATTCTGCTTGTATTCCATGTGCTTTCTGCTCTTTATTTCACGTATGGTCATTTCTCGTAGTTCCTTTCATCAAGCATTTCCTTGAATTTCTCGAAAGCTTTGATTGAAGTTTTGTTGTTCTGCTTTTCGGGTTTCAAAG